CCATTGACGCCTGTTTCCGTGTTTTCAACGTGGCGCCGGTGATCCTGGTCAATGTGCTGGATCCCACCAAGTCCACCCACACCACCGTCAACGCGGCGGAGGACTGCGACGTGGCGGACGGCACGGTTTTCTATGAAAAGCAGTATGTCATGCTGGACACCCTGGTGGTGAAAAACAACTCTGCCGAACTGGTGGCGGGCAGCGATTACACCGCAGCCCACGCGGAGGACGGCACCGTGGTGATCACCCTACTGTCTGCGGCAGCCAAAGAGGCCGCCACGCTGTCCGTGTCCAGCACCAGCATTAAGCCCGACGGCGTGACCTATGCCGACATTGTGGGCGGCGTGGACGCCTCCACCGGCAAGGAAACGGGCCTGGAACTGGTGCGCCAGATTTATCCCAAACTGGGCATGACCCCCGGTATTCTGCTGGCCCCCGGCTGGAGCGAAAACGCCGTGGTGTGTGCAGCCCTGCAGGCCAAGACCGAGGCGATCAACGGCTGTTTCGATTGCTGCACCTATGTGGACATTTCCAGCGGAGCCGACGGCGCCAAGGTCTACACCGACGTAAAGGGAGCCAAGGAGGCCATGGGGGCCAGCGGCACCCATACGGCGGCTTTCTGGCCCAAGGCGGCCATTGGCGACAAGGTTTACTGTATGTCTGCCATGGCGGCGGCCCTGACGGCCTACAACGACGCCAGCAACGCAGACGTGCCCTACGAAAGCCCGTCCAATAAGGACCTGCGGATCACCGGCACCGTGCTGGACGACGGCACCGAGGTGGTGCTGGACCAGCAGCAGGCCAGCGACGTACTGAACGCCAACGGCGTGATCACCGCGATCAACGCCAACGGGTTCAAGCTGTGGGGCAACAACACGGCGGCCTATCCCTCCACCACGGATCCCAAGGACCGTTGGCTGGCCGTTCGGCGTTTCTTTGACTGGGATGGAAACAACTTCATCCGCACCTATTTCCAGAAAGTTGACAAGCCCGGAAACAAGCGCCTGATCCAGTCCATTGTGGACAGCCAGAACATTATCGGCAACGGTTACGTTGCCCGCGATTACTGCGCCGGCTACCGGGTGGAGTTCCGCAGCGACGAAAACCCGGTGACCAACCTGTTGAACGGCCATTTGACCGTCCACACGTTCCTGGCCCCGTATATTCCGGCGGAGTACATCGAGAATATCCGCGAGTACGACGTGACCGCGCTGCAGGCGGCATTTGGAGGTAACTAACTATGAAAACCATTCCCACCAAGATCAACCGCTACAACGTGTATAACAGCGGAAACCGCCTGCTGGGCATGGGTGACGAACTCACCCTGCCCGACTTTGAGGCGTCCACCGAAACCGTGAGCGGCGCCGGGATCCTGGGAGAGATCGATGACCCCACCCCCGGCTATTTCACCAACCAGGAAATTGAGATCCCTTTCCGTATCCTGGACAAAGAGGCCACCGATATGCTGGACATTACCAAGGCCGTCCAGCTGGAGATCCGGGGTGCGGAGCAGACCACCAACAGCGAGGGGGATATTGAGTTCCGGGGCGTTCGCGTGGTGGTCCGTGGCCGTTCCAATAAGTTTACGCCCGGCAAAATGAAAGCCGGGAACCCCATGGACACATCGATCACCCTTTCCATTCTCTATATCCTGATCGAGTTGGAGGGCGAACCCGTCCTGGAACTGGACAAGATGAACGAGGTTTTCAAGATCAACGGCAACGACATTCTGGCCAAAGTAAAGGAGCTGTGCTGATATGGACACCAACGACAAGATCACCGAGGGCATGACCCCGGAAACCCTGGCCACCGATACCGTGGCAGAGGGGAAAAACGAACTGCTGCTTAAACTCAAAAAGCCCTATGTGTTCGACGGCGTGACCTATACGGAGATCGACCTG